TCCTTCGTTGGTGTTGACCACAGCAGGCCTTGTCTCCGGATTGCGAGCTAGGTCTTGCGCCATCACACCCATACGAGGGCTCTTGGCATCAGAAAACGCCTGTGCGTAAGCACTTTTGGCAGCCTTCATTGCGGCATCGTGGGCCATGTCATTCGCAATTCCATCCTTGTACTGGAATTGGTAAGGATGAATTCCACGGAATGCCTCTTTCGAGTTTTCGTCGCTCAACATGTCAGCACCCGGAATCGAAGATGTGGCATCCCCGCCGCCGCTGCTCGCTGCACTGCTACCTCCTAATTCGCTAGACATCTGAGCCATCTGGTCACCGGTGAACATGGCCCCACCAGCTCCATTGCCGCCGCCGGCACCAGAACCAGAGCCACCACCGAAAGCAGAAAGTCCCTGCGATAGTCTCTGCAGGAATCCAGGATCTTTAGCGACTACTCCGGGAGCCAGAGACTTATCTGCAGATCCCGTTGCCGGCGCGATGCCTTCCTTCTGTCTCTCATCAGATGCAAGTGCGCCAAGAGCCATAGCACCCAGCTGAACGGCACCAGCAGCACCTTTCTGCCCGTTGGCAGCGTTCGCAGTAGTGATACCAGCGTTGATGCCGTATTGCTGATTAAGATTCGCTTGGGCATTGTTCTGCAAACCGAACAAGCCTTGTTGCTCGCCAACATCTTGCTGACGAGTCGTGGAGGCCATGTTGTTTTGGGCTTGGAGACCCTGAGAGTATCCTTGTGCTCCAAGCTGTTGCTCCTGTAGCCTCTGCTGTCCACCAGCGATTGCACCCTGACCAGCTAGGTTCGCACTGTTGTTCTGCGCCTGTCGAAACGCTGCTGCTCTATCCATTCCGTGAGCGCCGCTAGCTGCTTGCATGCCTTGCTGTTGAGCCTGAGCGATACCCTGTTTCATCTGATTCTGAGCAAGACTTGGCGAGGTTCCACTCATGAGCCCGGCGTAATAGTTATTGGTATTACCCATCGCGCCGTATGTTTCGTTCTGCTGCGCGCGATCCTGATTCGATTGGGTAGGATCGTACTTCGCCATCGGATTGAAGACGCTCTCAGGCGCTCGATAGTCGTTGCGTCCGCTGAATGCTTTCCACGCGGAGCTAAGAGCATCTCCCATCGGATTCGTCATTTCGCCGCTGGAGTTTCCCCATGTTGGCGCTGGTGGTGGATTATTAAGATCTTGACCCATTATTTCTCCATTAAAGTTTCCCTTCGTTTTGGCCGCGTCCGGTACCACTCTCGATTCCAAACTCTGTCCAAAGCCCCATGATCTCGTAGACACCAGTTGGCTGCACTTGCGTAGTCCATGCTCCCGTGTCTTTACCAGAGAAGTTGAATTGGTAGGATCTGCACTGCTGGTACTTGTGTCCGATTGTTACGTAAGTCATAGAAGAATTTGAGTTTCGTAGCACCTGCAACTCGCTGATTGACTTGCTCGGGTGTACTTCTGATATATCGGAATAGTCTATGTTTACGGTAGTACTCAGCCCCATCTGTGGATTCGGTGCACCAACGTATTGTGGAGGCGTCCAGCTCTGACACTTGAGGCCAATTGTAGATCTCCAAACTCGTTGGTAACCCTGTAGCCCCTCAGCTTTAATCCAAGGGGAAGATATCGCCCAGTCAATGTGAAACCGAGTAGGAGGCACCGAGCTGTCTGTAGAAAACATCTGATCCCATTGCCGCCCATTAGCCTCCACGAATAGAGCCCCGTAGTTTCCAACCATGTAAACCTGATCGCCAACTACGGTGATGTCACCAACGTACGAATAGGTATCTCCGTACCAAAGTCCAGAGCCAGACCATCGACTCCACGTTCCAGTCGAATAGTCAAAAACAAGTTGTTTGAGCTGAGTAGTAGACTTTTCGCGATAAAGGAAGCGCGCTTGGTGATCTCTCGGAAGCGATAGCGTTCCTACAATCGTGTCACCAGAGCCTTGGGTAGATGCTGCATTGAAGTAGGTTTCGACTGCTCTCTGATGCGTGAAGGTGCCACTGTTGTCTAACAATTCGATTCCACGTCTCGACTGGAAGTACACGCCATTCATGAAGTGGAATACACTTCTGGAATTCACGCAGCCAACTTCGTGCGTCATGTATGTCCAGTTGCAATAGGAGGCACCTTGCCCGTTTGGACTTGGGCCTTCACCACTTCTGTACATCACAGCATCCTCCGAAAACAGAAGCATGCGATCATCGAGCGGAGTCAACGCAGTAACATCTCTATCTAGACTTTCTTGGTAAGTATCTGGGAAGCTCACGCTATCCCCATCAACGAATGCCTGGCTGTAACCAACGCTGTTTTCATCCGCGATCCAAACACGGTTGTTCCAGCGAATTAGCTGACTCGCTAACTGAGGATACCCAGATTCAAGCGTACCATCGTACGTGTAGATGAGTGGCGCAGTTGGGCCAGGATACAACCGAATCGTCACGTAGACATCGTCGGGCGTATCGGTATCATTGTATGTGGCACATGTTCCTGTCGCTGCCAGAGCAAACGTCTTGTCGTCCTGGCTCATGTAGACCTTGACCAGTACAGAGTTTGCTTTCCGAGCATTCCAAAAGATGTTGGCAATTCTCAGCGTGAGGTTGTTACCTTCAGCAGTGATCTTGATCTGGTAAGTCTGCGAGACAGGTGACCTTGTGATTCTGCCGCGCTCATCCTCATGCTCGTAAATTATTTTGAAGTAATGGTAAGAATCGTCAGCAACATCCTGGTGCAGCAAGCATGTCGGCCACCCTTCATAGTATTGCACTTGGCTGATGAGAACTGGTCGGTGTACGAACGCAGATTCAAACGCAGTAGTTCCGTCGAATGTCCACGGCTGTGCGCATCCAAAGATCGCGCCACCACCCGGAATTGGTGCAGAGTCATAACGGTCTGGCCCCGTAGGATCGAACGTAATGTTACAGATTGCCGCTCCTACCAATGGAGCAAAAACGTCACTGGTAACAAGAGCGCCAAAACCCTTCTTGCTTGAACTAGCCAGGTCGGCATTGATTCGGAATGGTTGCTTGGTCTGGAATGTAGTGCCATAGCCCCATACACCCATTGGCGACTGGAATGAAGCCGTCGTCTCATTCGGGTCACCTCTCCACTGGTCATTCCACGTGCGAGTGAGTATCCAAGGCGTATCGCCGTAACTATAGCCACCACCGTTTGGAATGATTGTAGAATTCAAAACATCTGGCATCAGAACAGCATACGAACCACCATTCACGCAGAATGGGTTGCTACCGATTTTCGTGCCGTAGTAGGTTCTTGGAGAACCAACATAGGCTTGTGTCGAGCTGAGAATCGCAGAAGAGACGAAGTTCCTACTGTTGTTGCTGTCCGACATGGTAATTATGGGCAGTTGCCATAGTAGATTCCACTTGGCATCGAAACCATTGGTCGCTGTTATTACTCCGAGACCAACGCACACGGCTGCCCCGTCACCAGCGTTCTGCACAATTATGCTTGGGTTGATATCGGCATTGTGAAAGCTCTTGAACCACGTAATATTCGACAACTCTTCATACCAGATTGTTCCGTAGTTTCCGGAGTTGTCACCACTGCACGCGAACACGGGAAAAGTGCTCTGCCTTGTGGTCCAATCCGTTTTACCGACACGTACTGGACCATTGATGAGAGCACCAGTGCTTGCATTGATCGTGTATTGGATGAGGGTACCAGCTTCGTGCGCAGCATCATGCCAACCTGGCAGTACATACCAGCAATCAGCGATGCACTGCGTAACGATGAACGTATTGTTGCCAGTACCAACCATGTCGTAGAAGTTAAAGTGGCCCTCTCGACGTTCACCGCCCCAAAAGATCTCTGGCCAAGTAAAGACGCTCCATGACATCGTGGAGTAACTGAATTGCCAGGCGTTTATGGTTGCTTGATCGAAGTCTATTGTCGTTGCTATGAAGCCACCGTTGTAGGAGGCAACACATGGGCGCATCAGACGGTCAGAGCTAGTCATGATTATCGTATCGGATAGCGTTGCTCCGTTGGCATCGATGATCTTCAGATGCCAATCGATATTGGCACCGCTGTAACCGCGTGATACCAAGTAGCTTACGCAGACCTCTCCACCTAGTCCGTTTGCAGAACAGGCGTCGAGTATTTGACTGGCCGCTACCTGGTTGGTTGCAGCACTAGCGCCATCAATTGAGACAACCGTATCTCTCTCAATCTGCAGATCTGGAATCTCGCAATGCCGAATCGTGTTGGGCTTTGGGTTGAGAGTTATTGCACCTGCGAACAGCAGAGGATCGTACGTCCAAAGGTATCCACGAGCAGCGAACGTGCAGGTGTTTCCGGTAGTAATGAACCTATCAATTGGCGCATTATGTCCACCACTCAGAGGCACGGTCATGTCTCTGGTCGTGTTTCGAGAGTCTACAATCGGAGTCAGCGAATCATATCCATTGCGCTTGACCAGGGAACTACGAGTTCTGTGGTAGAAGTTGTCGCACGTATACAGCGCAGGGGGATCCAAAAACTCTGGAGTTTCGTCCTGAGTAAGGCCTCCTGTAATTGGGATATTGAGTCGTTGCGGTTGTAGAGCCATAAGCTAAGGAAGGTGAAGATCGTTTTTACCAAGAAGATTTATGTATTTTGAATTGGGCCGCGAAAACTAAATTGAATTCTTTGGTAACCTCAGTATACCCAGAAGTCCCATGTGAAGTTGTTGACCATGTTTGCCGTCAACGAGACGTAAGCGATCGAAGTGTCATCTGACTGTGCGATGTGACTCGGCATGCCATCTGGATTTCCATTGGTGGCAGACTTCGCTTTGCAATTCAGAACCAGAATTCCTTGCGCCTTGCGACCCATCGTATGCTTCAGTTGATAGGTTTTGGTGCTCGTCGCACTGGAACCAAAGTCTTGATTCTGAAACAACATCCCATCGGCGAATGGTAGATCCTGCAAAAACCGCAGAATGTCATTGATCGCACGACCGTATGAGGCAGGATCGTTGGCTTGCGTTGACGGCCTTCGAAGACCAGGCCGCGCTACCATGAGAATCCCCTGTTCGTGTGGTTGCTATTGCCATGTGGGAATCTGCCAGCGTATGCATCGACAGTCATTGGTGCATTCGCAAAGTCAGGATGAAGTTTGGCCCCATCCAGATCAGACATGTACGTTGCCGCGTTGGCTCTGAGGGCTGTGCTGTCACTTCGTTGCTTTTCCATGAGGTCAGCAGCGGTTGCCTCTCTCACATATTTCCATGCGAGGTCTGGTAATCGAATGTTTCCAGAATCATCGCTTCCCCAACTTGGAGCCAATGGAACATAGTGCAGGTGAATGCTCACGACACTATGAGGCACCGGCAAAAAGCTGATGAAGAACGTTTGCGTTGGATCGCTCGGGTCCAAGGTATCTGGCATTCCTGGACCTGGGTGAGTTGTGATCCAGTAACCAACGCTTCGTTGATGCCAATCGCGTGGAGTCGAATCGAACACGGTCCCCTGCAGATCAATTGGATACATCGGAGACCATGCTCGTTCAGGTTGAGCTGATAGTTGATAGAATGAACCTGAACCGGCTTGTATTGTCGATATGGTGCCCTTGGTCCATTCACACCTGAGCAATCTACCAAAGTCAGATGGTAGCGGCATCCTGGTAGGAATTGCTTGCATGACACCGGCTGAAGCAACGTAGCTAGTGGGCCAAGTAGTAGGAGTGCTTGGAGCGTTTGCACCAAGTCCAGATATTACGAAGTCACTCGCAAACGTAGAATCGCCATAGGCACTTACGCAATGATGGTAGGCAATCTCCAGATTATCGTTGGCCAAGTCGATAAGCTCATCGTCTGTGACAAACATCGACTCGGCCATATCTGCGCGATTGCGAATCTTTTGGATCGCTGCACTTCGAACAGGAAACATCAGGCTCCTTTAGTGTTTGGGGAAGCCCGCTGGTGTTCCGATCATGATGTGCAGTGACGGCTTGTGTTGCTCTGATTGTGCTGGCTCTCCCGAATCGTCATCGCACAAGGCGATGAGTCCCGAGAATGCATCCTTAGCCTCTTCAGGATCGCCATTGAGAAAGCGCTTGCGCAATTCCTCGAAGGCTGCACCAGAGTCAACTCCGGATTCATCTGATGTATCTTCTGCGGCTTCCGAGAAGCCGTCCATTAAACTTGGTTTAGCCATTAGCGCCTCACATCGACAGACCAGCAAACGGTGCCGGTGAAGTCAGCCGCACTGGCTGTGCCATAGGTTCCAATGACCGCTACTGCCTTGCCGCTTGAATTTCCGGTAAAGGAATCGACCTGTGCAAAGCTGACACTCGTTGCCGAGGCCAGATTGAGTTGCGCGTCGTATCCGTAAATTTTATCGAAGGATACTGGGAACGTGAGAGTAATCTTGCCGGTTGCGGTTCTTGCAACGGTAAGACCTGCTCCGAAAGTGTCCACTGCATTGGTGACAGCACCAGTGCCGTTTACTGAAAAGATGCCCTGGTAATGTTCTACTCGACCACGACCAGTAGCTAGTTTGAATCTGTTATCCATATGATTTCACTCCAAGAAAGTTGTTGTAAGTAGGAGATCCAAGGGCCTCGCAATTAAGGCCCTTGGTTCATTGTTGAAGTAAGTGTTGTTACCAAAGGAGGTTTTATATATTTACTTCTCTGGTAACATCATTCATTAGCCAGTTGGCAGTGCGACCTGCGCCCAGTTCCATGGCTTGCGAACGACGAACTGACCAAGGCCAGCCCAACGCATCGAGATGCCATCGACACCACGAACTACGTATCCACCACCCTCGCCCATTCCGCGAGTTCTCTGGGCGATGAGAGATCCCATCGTCCACCATTCTGCAGTCTCACGATTACCAACCCAAGACTTGCCACGTGGGCACATTGGATCAGCTACCAATTCGCACTTGCCGTTTGGTCCCATGAAACGAGCGCCGGTGTAACCAATGCTCATCTGCTTGTTGTTGACGCCCTGTGCAGGCACAACAACTTGCTCAAGACCCATGATCTCCTTTGCAAGAGCCTGGAAGTCCAATGGATTGACGAATCCGATATCGGGACTATCACCAGTAACGGCATGCATGTAGCCAAGCGCGTCAAGGAAGATGGCCGAAAGATTAGACGAACTAGACGTTGGACGATGTCCAAAAGCAGCTTCACCAATCGTCGAACGATCAACTCCGAAGAACGAATCACCTGCCGTTGGAGCAGTCGTTGGAATCCATGCGCCAAGGCCCTTGACTACAGCATTCAGATCTCCCGAACGAAGTAGGTAGTAGCCATCTGTAATAGCAGCGATTGAAGCAGTCCAGTTACCAGCAGCAATAAGCTGTCCAGCACCGATGTTTCTGCCGATGATCTGGATCTTGGCACCTGCAGATGCGAGGTTAACCTTGTCACCGGTGGCTTGCAGCCAATCCAGTCCTTCAAACAACGCAACATCAAGAGCGTTGGCCAAAGTGACCGTAGTTGTTCCAGTTCCAGAGTTAGTTGCGGCGAGCTGTGCACGAACACCAGTACCGTCACGATACACGTGTGTACCTAGCGAGCGCTTGATTCCACGAACTGCCCTGGAAACAGCATTGTCTACGACGTCAAGGATTGCGTCCTTGTCGCCTTTCGTGGCGTCAATCACATCATTGTACAACGTTGCAGTGGCATACTCGTACGCACGAGTGATGACTGGACGCTTGAACTGTGAAGGCGCTTCGTTGGCTTCCGCCTCTACGAGCGTTGTTGCGGCACCAGGAGATCCTGTTACCTCCCAGGAAAGTTCACGACTTGCCTCATATAGGCAGTCTACCTTTTTGAAGACTCCGTATGCAGGAAAGTCCTCCATCGTCAGATCTTCTGGACCTTCTGGGTAGAGTTTAGTTAAGATATCAGGTAAGTTTAATTGGTAAGGTACGCCCATTTATGCTCCGTTAAGTTTCCATCTCAAGACCTCATCTTTCTCGTGCATCCAGCGCTGCACTTGCACGCGCTAGCCTTGCTGCTCGATCACTGGTGGTTCTAAGTACTGGTTGTTGTGGTTTCTCGACAACACCATTATTGGTATGCGAGACTAGTGGCACATTCAGTTTCGGTTTTCGTACAATCGCAGTCGATGCCTTGGCTGCTGCAACTTGAGACGCCTTCAATCCAGCGATCCTTTGACCACGTGGTGTTTGCAGGTTCTCTTTTAGTAACAGCTCAGGTGCAGCTTTTATGAGTGCTGCAATGTCAGAATCTTCCGGTGCAAACCCGTTTTCTCTTTGGTACTCGTTGACCCGCTGCGCACAGTAATTGAATACGTTGCGTGCTAGATCAGTCTGATCTGCGAAGAATAATGGGTAATCGGATTCGTCTGACCAGCTTGTGCTTGCCGATTGCAGACACTCGTTTTGAACGAGGGCTACATTCGCTGATTGCTTTGCAAGCTCTTCAGCGTGGGCCTTTTCCTCCAGTTGCTTCTGTAGCTCCTGATTGGCTTTGGCTTGTGCTTCGAGTTTCTGAGCAAGCGCTTGAACTGCTGGGTCTTTCGACTCTTTGAGAGCTTGTTCCGCAGAAGGTTGCCCTGTAATTCGCGAGATATGACCTTTGATTAATTCCTCTGGGGTCGTTCCGCGTCTACTTGCAACTTGTTCTAGAATTTCTTCTGCTGATAGGTTCTCAAAGCTGGACCAACGCTGTTCGAGCTGTTTGACCTGCTCGGCTTTGGCTGCGATCTCTGATTCCTTGGCTCGTATCGCTTTCTCTTTTCTGGAGAGTGCAGCGAATTGAGATCCAAGTTTATCTGGTTGTGCTTCTAGTTTCGTTTCAGGTGCTTTGGCATCCAGAATTGGTGCTACTTGCGTCTGATTGGTAACTTCTTGGTTTGTCGATATTACATTTGATTCATCACTCACGGTGCTCCTGGTATTGGCCCTTCAGGGATGGGCATTCCTGCAATTGGCCCTGCAGGTGGGGGCATTCCGGGGTTTCCTCCGGAAGAGTCTTGTGGCGCTGCTCCTGGTGGTGGTGCAGCTTGTGGGGGCGGTGCTGGCGGCTGTAATCTCGCCGCGCACTCATTCACCCAGTTTCTAAGAAGTTGAATCTTCGCTGGTGGATATTCCTTCAGCTCCGCATAACAGAGAACTTGAACACCCAGCGTTGCGCACGTGTTGAGATCCCAATACGGCTCCGGTGTTACCGATTCGCCATCCTTGAGGATTCGATTCTGCAACGTCTTCAAGATTAGGTTTCGTGGTGCTAATGAAAGATCCGAATCTGCCTTTAAGTCCGGCATCTGCAGTAGTTGGCGCTTCTGGTCAACATCTGTAATCAGCCCCAACGATTCGAGATCCTCTACGTCTTCAATCTTACCAGCAAGGGTAGTACTCAACGCAGAGGCATCCATTACCTGGACGTGGAAGGAATCCAGATCTACATCCTTCCACTCAATCGTTTTTACCAAAGAGTTTTTAGATAGTTTGACTTCGAGCTTTGGATCAAGGTCGCTCTCATACATCGCCTGAGCCCGCTTGCAATACAAGTTGGCCAATTCAACAACGGCATCTTCCTTGGCCTTGAGAGCATTGGTAAACCTCTGGTCTTCCTGATCTGCATACACACGAAGCGCTTTTCCGGAATTCAATCCGGCAGGCTTCATGCTCTGAGCGCTGGATTGCGATACTCCAGATTGTGCGTATATCTGGTTTCGTAATTGATCTTCAGCCTTCCAAAGATCTGGTGAGATTGGCTGAGGTACATGCAGTATCGGAGCCTCATCGTTCGTCTCAAGGACGCGCCCTATCAAGTTGCTCAAGTGACTCTTAACAATCCCAGCTCCCTTCTTTACCGACCAAAACGCGCTGGACATCAAACGCAGATGTTCATCCTTGGCCGCCCGAAAGTTGTTCATCTGGCGCTGTGGAGGAATCAAGTCTTCAATCAGCCCAACGCTGAAGTAACCGATGATTCTCGGTACCCATGGCAGCTTAACAATTGGAAAGTAGTTCTCATCCCATTGCTCATTGACTAGTGAGCAACCCCTAATCGCGATGACGTGTCTGCCATCGTCGGCACCCGGTTTACTCGGTAGATGCCAGGCTTCCGCGTAGGTTGTCTGCCGCATGTCAGCATTGTTCAGACGTATGCCGCAGTAGTACTCTTCGCTGAATGGAGTTGACTTCCAAACTTGCTCTGCGTAATCAGGATATCTCGCAGCAAGAACTTCCTTGCTCTCTGTGCAAACTCGAAACAGTGATCGCGGTCGGCCATATTGTGCATCGACTGGATCCACATGAATCTCCCAGGGCGGGATTATGTAACTAACTGGTCTTCCGACGTCGTAGTCATCGCGAACACCGACGAAGCCATCGCAGATTGCCATCGAATGGAACTGCGCAGTAGCGAGCAGGTCATAAACCTTGTCCTGCTGGAAAACGCCTTGGATCCAGGCTTCACGTTCTTGCGATTGCTCTTGCTCGGTATAGGTTCCACCAGTCGTAACAACAGTGGGCACTGGTTTATTTTTTCCGAACTTGTTGTGGAGAGTACTGATTACTTCCCGAACAACGTTTTCGGATGATAGGTGCTCATCAAGAATGTCTGGACTAAGATCCTTTGGGCTTAGATTAGTGAACCCTGCATATCTCGGATCGCCGTAGTAACGCGCAAACATCCGGTCACACTGACGTCTGTAGTTTTCGAGTGACTCAATGCGCGTAAGTTCATTGGAGATGGCGCTGGCTGAATCTGCAGAATCGCCAACGTCTTCGTGAATCCACCAAGGCTCGTAGTTACCTTTGAAGTTTTTTAGTTCCTCATGGCTCATCTAGGCTCCCCATGGCCGTCCCATTGATCGTTGGGATCTTGCAACGTTCCGAAGCGCTGAATTGGAGGCTCCCAGATAGAGATATGCTCGATGCTTACCCCTTCTTTGGTAACTTCGAGCTTTGAGCAAGTAAGATGGATCTCCTGCATTCCCCTCAAAAGCGTGAGAGTTTGCTGGACGCAATCGTCTGTTGAATCAGTCATTCATAGACATGCCGCTTTATTGGCATACGAATGAATGAATTCTTCTGACCTAGATCTACAGAACGTTGTTAACTATCTTCCACACTTACCAAGTCCCAAACAGAGGGCACTACTGAGGTACGGATGCGTAGAAGGCCTATATGGTGGAGCAGCAGGAGGGGGCAAGAGCGATTACCTATTGATGGCAGCGCTTCAGGGGATCCAGATCCCTGGGTATTCAGCATTACTCTTACGTCGAACATTTCAGGACCTATCGCTACCTGGGGCTCTTATGGACCGCTCCCACGAGTGGTGGAGCAAAACCGATGCCCACTGGAACGGCGAAACCAAAACATGGACGTTCCCCAGCGGTGCACGAATCACCTTCGGATATATGGACGGTCGAAACGACCACTTGCGCTACCAAAGCGCAGAATTCCAGTATGTTGGTTTTGACGAATGCTCTCACTTTGAGGAGCAACAAGCCCTCTACATGCTCTCGCGCTTACGCGCGCCGATTGGCTTTCCTGCTTGGCTAGGATGCCGGTGGAGGGCCGCAACGAATCCGGGGGGCATCGGGCACGAATGGATCCAGAAACGTTACAGAATCCCGTCTGAAGGCACCACGAAGATACTTTCGCAGCGGGACTCAGCTGGGAAGATTGTTCGAATATTCGTTCCAGCGCTGGCCATCGATAACCCAGGTTTGAACGTTTCGGAATACCTAGCCAAGCTTGACCTGCTGGACCCACTGACTCGTGCTCAACTTCGGGAGGGCAAGTGGCTAATCGATAGTACGGGGCTCGTTTACTACTGTTACAACGAGAATTGCAACGTTGACCGCCTACCAGCTGACATCAAGTCCAGTGAATGGCGCTATGTGCTCGGCGCGGACTACGGCTCGATGAATGATAAGTGCGCGTTTGCCGTGTGCGCGTACTCCGCACATGAGCCTGAGGTCTATCTGGTCAAGACTGAGGAACACTCGCGCATGAGCCCCTCAGACGCGGCAAGGCGCATTCAGGAGCTAACCGAGGAGTTTGGAGACTTTGAATTCATGGTGGGTGACCAGGGCGGTTTGGGTGCTGCCTACCATCTGGAATTCCAACGGCACTTTTCGATACCAATGCAAGCCGCTGAGAAGACCAACAAGCTGGGTTTCATCAAGTTGTTCAACGGCGAGCTTGCAAACGGCCGCCTGAAAGTCATTCCCCAGCACTGTGAGACATGGGTCAACCAGGCCAAGTTGCTGTTGTGGAGCGATTCGCAGCGGCAAAAGGAGAACCAGAGCCAGCACAACGACAGCTGTGACGCGGCGCTGTACTGCGTTCGGGCTTGCCGCCATTACGGAACCAACGAGCGCCAGGTTGACCCGTCTGCCATCGCCATTGAAGAGATGGCCAAGCGCGATCCGGAGGGGGCTGAGTGGATGCAGGAGCTATTGGACGAGCACAGGAAACGGGAATGGGAAGCGGGTGCTGGCTGGGGGAGTGTGCAGCCATGGGGTTGATGACTTGCCCGGCCGTGCTAAGGTGGGCTCGTGGATTGGACGGCTGCAAACAGGATCGAAGGGATGATCCAGACATTTTGCGGTGTTTTCTGTGCAGTTGTTGCCGTAGTTGCACTCAAAAAAAACCCAATGGGGGGACAGATCTGTCCCACCCCCGGCGAGAAAAAAAAAGGTGTAGTGCTACCAATTGGCAGCGGTTTACTGGCTGATCCTCAAAAAAAACCGCTCGCTGAGTACTATGGTACTCAAAAAAAAGGCCTAATGTTCCCACTTAGGAACGTTCGATTGGCCTCAAAAAAAACCGCTGAGTGTTACCAGCTGGTAACAGGCTGGCAGCTCATTGCTCAAAAAAAACTGAATGGCGTTGCGCACGCGCATTAGGGCAGCTCAGCTAGTAGTGCGGTGCGAACGGTCTTAGGCCACCACTGCCCCTGCCCTTTAGCAGTAGCAACGCCAGAAGCGTTCAAGTGCTCCGCCAATGAACGGTGCGTGAACTTGCCGCTAGCGTAAAGCTCCTTGACCTGTCGAATGACGTCCACCGCACCAAGCTTGGCCATGCTGGGGGCTCCTAGCTTGCGCCCTTGTGCCTTCAGTTCCGCAAGTGCGTCCTTAGTTCGTTCGGAGCACATGTCAGCTTCTAGAGCGGCGAACGTTGCCAACATGCCGATCATTGCTCGACCTGAGGGGCTGGACGTGTTGAATGATTCGGTGGCAGACGATATTGGTAAACCGTAGCCCTCGCGGTCGTCCAGAAGCCCCCACAGTAGCCGTTGACGCCTTGCCAACCGTGATACCGAGTAACACACAACTACCGCGCCAGGGTTGGCCTTGACACTGGCAATGACCGCCTGAAGGCCTGGCCGATTCTCCACCGAATCATGGCCACTGATGCCCCTATCCTCATGGGTGGCAATCACCGGCCAGCCCATGCGCTCGGCATGGGCACGACAGGCGGCTTCCTGGGCTTCTAGGCCAACACCATGAAGGGCTTGGCGCGCAGTGCTAACCCTCAGGTAAAGGACGGCGCTAGGTGCTGCTCGGCTGGTTTGCTTGGCCATGAGCACCATATTACTACTTTGGTGTTCGGTGTTCAAGCATTTTTGGTTACCAAAGAGTGTTCAAGTTGTTTTTTAAGGTCTGTAGAAGTCATGTTCAGTGTTCAGCGGCCGGGTTTATGGGAACCGAATCGAACGTTTCGGTGTTCAATCCGCCCTGGTAAGCGACTTATCCCACATACACCTACTTGTACTATACTACATCGGACTACATTAGAGCAGATTCGGGCGGTCGGATGGTTTTTGAGAGGGTGCGGCGCGAGAGACTGCTTTTAGGGCTGTTTGGCCGGTCTATGTCCACCCACTGTCCGGTTTCTGTTCAGCTTTCTGGCCAATTGCACCTTAAGGCCTAGTTCGATGTAATCTTACATATACCTACCTACTAAACCTGTTTTATGTTTCCGTTATATTTCGTACTGACAGAATTAATTACAATTGATTACAAGTTAAGTACAACTTTTGGACATTCACTGGATAGATCTTAATCCGGTAGCTTAACTTCTGATTGATTGACTGATTCAATTGATTAATTCAGTTTGAATGTAATTGACGGGTTTCGGAACGAAACTCGGAGGGATTGACAAGCCGAAGGCGTCCAGCTTGCTGGTGTCAATCGCTCCCCACATTTCAAAAGCTGATCAGGGGTTACAGAGGGAATTGCTGAAAGCAGGGTGATCCATTCTCCGATTGGAGAATCAACTTGGGTGGCCTCGTCCTTACTACTCCTTTGAGTATTGGTTTTTGATGTTACCAAAGGATATCTTTTTTATGAGTTCAGATGGCAGATTAGCTGTAATTCAAGCACCGCCGTCAAAAGGTAACTTACCAATGGTAGGGTTTGCTTTCTGGGAATTGCTGATTCGGCATTAAATGGACGTTGGTCCATGGACCTGCTTCGAAAAGCCCGTTGTGTGGGAGGCAAGCACTTTTTTTGGGCTTTTATTGGCTGATCTACGTACAATAATCATACACGTTTAATTAATGAGTTAAAGTGTGTTATGGTTCTTCTGTCAGCAAGAACTGACAGAAAAGGGAACCAACACCATGGCAACTTACGAATCATTCACGTATGACCTCGGATCACTGAAACTTACCAAAGCCGAGCGCAGCAAGCTTGAAAAGGAATATGAGGGATCTGCCGAGTATATGGTTTGCTCGGATGAGACTGCTGATGCGGCTGCTCGTGGTGAGATCCTGAGTAACCTCTGGGCTTTTAATTCGGACTTTCTTGCTGGTGAGACCGGGTTGCCTTCGGAGTGCTTCAAGTGCCTACAGGAGAAGATGAGTGAAGACTGCAACGAAGCCGTGACTGCCCTAATCAAGAGCACGTGCGGGCTTGATCAGGTCGTAGAAAGCGCAATTCAGGCAGACGGGCGCGGACATACGTTGGCCGCTTATGACGGCGAGGAGATCGAATATACCACCAAGTCCGGCAAAACCGTTTACCTCTATCGTTGCAACTAAAGGAGGGGTGTCATGAACGCACAACTACGGCACGTTCGTTTGGATGGTTTCGAGTTACTGACCAGTGACACGGGCAGGTGCGATCGGCGCGGCCAAACATACATACAATATTCTTTGGTAACCCCAGAGGGAACTACCATATTCGACGGCTCGGACTTCGCGGGGAGCCCTTGCCATAGCGATGATTCAGACCAGACACTACGAGCCCTCCTAGGATTCCTGACACTACGGCTGACGCCGACCCCCTAGGAGGGGTGCAACATCTTCTTGGATACCCTCGCCAAATAGGACTTCAAGGCCACGGCATTTTCTATGTCTGTCTTAAACCATCGCAGAAGTGTGATGGTTTCATCAGCGAGACTACAAAATGATGTCCCGCTGACGAGCAATCGCTCTCCGTGCGCAATTTGATTTCTAGATTTGAGT